AGATACCCAACCGTGGACAATATAAGCAAATATGCAATAACCTATTAAAAAACTAATCATCTTTTTTATCCTCCATTCTCCACTTGTTGGCTTGAATCAATTCGCTTCGAATATCAACCATCACGTTAAGACGGTGATTGATTTTGAAATACCAGCAAAACACTTCACGCAATACTAAAAATATTGAAAGGCTCAAAGCTATTAACATAAATATTAGGGCGGCGGCGTTAGTCATTTATTTATTCTCCATTTGGGTTGTCATTAAGTCATATTGGGTTTTCGATATTACTACCACTTGCTTTTTCTTAGATATAATCAATACAGGCTCTTCAGTTAAGCATGTTAAATCCATAATCTGTTTAAGATTACTTCGGGCTTCTGTGTAATTGGTTATGTGCATTAATACGCCTCTCAGTTAGTTAAGTACTTAGCCTAGTACACTAATACGTACATAGCTAGTTTTATTTAAATATAATTGAATTAGGTGGTATAATCGCGCAATACATAGCAGGGGCAAAGAATGAGCGCGGCAAGCATACAAGCAAAGATTAAAAGGGGTTTAGCCAAGGCTGTCAACAAGACTGGCTCGGCTGTTAGCGACTCCGTATATCTTATTAAAACCACTACTGTCGGCGGCTCTCCGTTGGGTGGTGGCACAACTACAAGTGCAAGCACATTATTACCTAATGCTATCTTTAAATCATATGATGCCAAGATGTTTAACGAAACAATCCTAGCAGGTGACAGGCTTCTAGTCTGTGACAATGTAACACCAATAGTTCAAGGCGATACAGTGCAACAAGGCGCGTTGTTTTACCTCGTAATCAACGTAGACGTTAAAGCGCCTACATCTGACACGTTGGTATACATTTCCCAGGTAAGGTTGAAATAATGCCGCTTGAGGGTTTAGGTAACGTCAAGAAGGCGATTAATCAAACAAAGGTTAATGCTAATAGAGATATTAAGTCTATGTACTTTCTAGGTTTAAAGGTAATAATTAAAGCTACCCCAGCGGAAGAAGGCAGAGCGCGTAACAACTGGTTTTTAACTGTTGGTAGTGCATCAGGCTTATCTGGTAGAGAGAAGGACAAGGGCGGCAACGGTTCACTATCAAGCTTAGATGGTATACCCAGTTGGATATTAAACAAGAAGATATTCCTAACAAACAATATGCCATATATTGAAATGCTAGAATATGGCGGATACCCGAACCCAAGCAAGGGTAAGAAAACAACAAGCGGATACAGTAATCAGCTAAGACCTTTTAAGTCTCCCAAAGGTTGGGTAAGGGCTACATTAATTGACATGGCTGACAAGATAAGGGCGTTTTCAAAATGAGTTATCTAGATACAAAGCAGGCTTTAATCACTCAGTTTTTAGCCGCCTCGGTTACAGGTTTAACGGCTGATGATATCGGCTATCAGAATAAGTTTTTCGACCCATCTAACAAAGCGTTATGGGTGTCTTTGCATTTTATTCCTGCCACATCACAAATGATGGGTAAGACTGTAACAGACAACAATGAAGACCGAGGAGTGTTCCAAGTTAGCGTGTTTGTTCCACTGGATAATGCAAACTATGACAACGTACAACTGCAGGCTGTTGACGAGGTGTTAACAGGGTTTCAATATAACACGTCAACAGTGTATAATGGGCAACAAGTGGACATATTAGAATCAACAGTAAACCAAGGGCGCGAAAGTGAATCATGGTTTCAACGAGATATATCAATTAACTATTTAACTTTTAGTAACAGAGGGTAAGACAATGGCAGGTGAAATTAACGGCACTAATGTAGTAATCGAGAACAGCGTAGGTGTGATTGTAGGCCAAGGCACTGGTACATTAACTTGGAACGCTACACCTATTGACATTAGTAACAAATCTAATGGCGATAGCGTTTCATTGATGGATGGCGAAGGTGCTGGAAAGCAATTACAGTATGCTTGTGAGTTTGTATACAACACAGGTGCAACCTTTCAAACCATCAGCAATGATGCGCATAACAACACCATGGACACGTATACAATTACTATTCCATCTGGCGGCACAACTGACGAGTCATACACAGCTCTAATGATGCCAACGGGCTTGAGTGTTGCTGTCCCATATGGTGATAAGATGACTTCAAGTGTAACATTCTTGTCAAGCGGTGCTGTAACTCACGTCCCTTACGTAGCGTAGTATATGATAAATCTTTGCTATAAAGAGTATGAGTACAAAATAACGTTGGGCGCGTGTAAGTATTTTTACGAGCAGACAGGTAAGGACTTACAGCATAGTTTGCTGCTTTACCTTGAAGCTTGTGATACTTCGCGCGATATGCCCAGCATATCTAGGTTGCGTGTATTTCATGGCTTACTAAGTGCCAGTGATGCGTCATATCTTTTTTATTCTGTTATCAAACAGGTTGACAGTGGCGTATCTCTTGATGAAATTCAAGACGGTATGCACAGGGTTAGCTGGATGCCTACAGAGTCAGAAGACGGACTGTGTGAGCCTTGGCCTTTGATAATGTTGGGTTTGGCTACAGATGCTAATACCTATTTTTCTGAGATAGCTAAAAAAAAAGTGGCTTCTTAGGACAGCAAGCAACTAAGCTCGAATCATTCGCATTTAATTACTGGGCGTGGTTCGAGTACGCTGTTAACGAATTAAAGATACAGCCATCAGAAGCTTGGAAACTAGACTTAGTTGAAATAAACAAACTAGCCAAACTATCCAAAACTAATGATATAGATACTAGCATCATGCTCAATTTTGAGCGCATAAAAAACGGGGCGGATAAGTCATGGCTACAGAAGAGTTAATTGTTAAGCTGGATGCCAAGACAGCCAAGCTTGATGCTAAGTTAAAGAAGTCTACTGATGGGCTAGAAAAGCTAGAGAATAAAACGAATAGGGCTGATGGTGGCCTTAAAAAGCTCGGTGGTGGTGCAAAGATAGCGGGTGCTGCAATACTTAAAACAGCAGTAGCCGCAGCAGCGTTGGCTGGTGCTGTATCCGCTATGGTTATATCCTCGGCTAATGGTAGGCGTGAGCTAGAACTATTAGCCAAACAAGCCAAAACATCTGCTCAAGATTTCCAAGCATTGTCCTTCGCCACTAGTCGTTATGGTATAAACGCTGAACAGATAGCGGATATATCAAAAGATATCGCTGATAAGGTCGGTGAGTTTAGCGCCGCCGGTTCTGGTGCGTTTCAAGATTACATTGATGTAATGAAGATTACAAAAGATGAGGCGAGAGCAGCGGCTAGAGAGTTTGAAGGGCTATCCTCTCAAGAAATACTTGGCACAATGGTTTCGAGAATGGAAGAGGCAAACGTGTCTGGTGATAAAATGACGTTTGTGCTGGAGTCTTTAGGTAATGATGCATCCAGATTGATTCCATTATTCAAAGGCAACTCAAAAGAATTACTAGAGCTTAAAAAGCGCTTTAATGATGTAAATGATTCTTTACAGATAACAGGTACGCAGGCCGCAGCACTACAAGACGTGTCCAATACGTTCACACTTATGACATCTTCAATGGGTAACGCAAGCACAGCAATAAGCGCAACACTTGCGCCTGTCTTCGATGACTTCTTTAACGACATAATTAAAATAGTACCAGAGGCCACACAGACAATAATTAACTTTGTAAACTCATTTCTTGATGCTGAAAACATAACATCAATTGCAGGGGTTAACAAAGAGATTGAAGACGGTCAAAAACGTATAGAGTTACTTACCAAAAAGCAAGCCAACAGCATTGGCAGAATGCGTAAAAGCCATACTATAAATTTAGAATTGGAAATTAAAAGAAGAGAAGAATTAGAGGCACAGTTAGTAGTATTGGAAGACCAAAAGAAAAGCATAGAAGACGCACAAACGCTAAAAGGTGGGAAGATTGGCGGCGAAGGTGGCGACCCATTACCCGAAGGTGGCTTAGGTACTATCGACGAAATACAGGAAATAGAGGATAGATTTAAACTAGAAGAAGAACTGTTAGCTGAAAAGCTTGCCCGCGAACTTGAAATGATTGGCGAGAACCTAGAGCTTAGAAGAAAGCTTACAGATGCGTTTGCCAGCGATGTCCAAATAATGGAATTTAAAAGGGAAAAAGAAAGAGGTAAAGAAGTAGACAAAGAAAAGAAAGACGAAAAAGATAGATATGATTATAAAATAGACCAAGCGTCAGGCTTTGTTTATGCGGCTCAAATACTAAACAGCACGATAGGCGGCGATAATAAAATATTAGCGGCGGGTTTAATTGTTGCAGATACCGCAACGGCTGTTATGAAAAGTCTTTCTATGAATCCATATGATTATGCGAACGTGGCGGTATTGGTTGCAACTGGTATAGCACAACTAGCTAACGTTGGTTCTTCTAGCCCATCCGGTGCAGCAAGTGGCGGTAGCGGTGGTAGTTCAATAGGCCCACAGCAATCAAGAGAGCCAGACTTTCAACCTGAATCATCATCATTAGAATTCACAGATACAACCGATAGTGGTGCAGCAACATTTAATCTAACCGTCCCTGACGGTGATGAGATAGGTGAAGCGATAGCAAACTGGTTAAGTAAAGCACAGAACGAGGGGCGCGTATAATGATAGTCACAACAAGCAATAAATTAATAGGCGTTGTCCCAGTTATACAACAAGACCAAGGGCCAGGTGAAGTACCTGCGAACATAACCAACCCAGACCACTCGTTAACATATACCAGTGGAACGGCGGCTAGTGAGTTTTGGGTGTCGTTTGGCGCTCAGACTGATATCAGCTATCTTGCCATATCTGGACACAACTCAGCGTTAACCAATGACGGAATAATTGAGGTGTACAACGGTGCAACATCAGTTGCAGGCATAACCCTTTCACGCAACCATAATTTAATGTTTACGTTTGACCTGCAAGACTTTACTGATTTATGGGTGCGGTTTGCTATCACACCGAATAACCAACCTACAACTGTCAGCTTTATCGCTGCGGGTACTTAC